CCTCCATGCCATTTTCATAGCCACAAAGGAATTGATTTCCATAATAGTCTTCAACGACTATCACAGGTCTAGCTACTGCTATAAGCTGTAATTCATTTTTAGTTGCATTATCTAAATATGTTAATGTCATATTTAAAGTCTGTGTATAAAAAGTCGTTCCATTATCTCTAGAACTTGTTATTGTTGTTTCTAATGAAGAATTCCCTTTCAAATCAAATTCAAACCAAACAGGCGATCCTGTAAAGGCATCAATTGTTTGATCTGCATTAATAGTAGCTACAACAGGAAAATCTGCCATATATACTGTCTTAATACCTCCAAATGCTGATTTGCATGGGACTTTTCTTCCTGTGGTTAATGCACATGCCATAATTTATATATTTTATTAAAAAAAAGGGTAAGTAAGTATAATCCCACTTACCCAGAATTTTGGTTAATTAATTTTTAAGAATAGTAAACTAAATCTTCAGAAATACCATATTGAACTGCTGCTGTAAACCTCATTATAAAGCGAACATTTTGTGAGCCATCAATATCTTGCATATCTAAAACTTTAACTTCATTCATGTTATTTAACAATCCTGTGCCAAAGTATAAGTTACTTCTCTGTGCTGCAAACATTTTGTTATTTGACATTCCTGGGCAAACAAAGATTTTAACTCCATTTACTGAAAGCGATCCATTGTTCCACCATTGTGTCCCCTGTGCATTTACACCATTTGCTCCTAATCCATTTGCTGCAAAACCTCCTAATGCCTGAACATAGAATTTAGCAACTGAACTTGGTACATATATGAATAAATCTTCTTTTCCATATAAAGCACTTGGTACAGCATCTACAACTCTGCTTAGCTCCTGTATAACATTCGCAGCATCAACTCCACCACCAACTGCAGCAAGATCTTGACCTGCAGGAATGTTTCCATCTGCTGTCATTAATGTTTCAAATCCATCATATTCTCCTGCATTAGCAGCTACCCCTGTAAAGATAGTTTGCTCTGTTTTCTGTGCAACTTGATTTGCTACATGAGCAATCATAAAGTCACTAAATTTAGGAGGAAGAGTTTGTCCCATTCCATAGCCCATACTCTGAGCTTCCCAATCATTGATAAAATCTTTCTTGCATAACTGTAAGTTAACTTGTAACTCAGTTGGCTGAATGATTCTCTCTGTTAATGTTACTGAAGAATTAGGATTAAAATCACATGAAGCATCTGAAACTACTGCTCCTGTATCTAATCTCTTAATCACTTCTTTGTAAGCGATATTTGGTTTTACACTTAGACCTCCATCATCAATAGTGGAAGCACTTAATAAAGCTGCAGCAATATACTCGCCTGCAAATTCGCCTGCATAGCTTGTCGTGATATTTGTAGCAGTTGCCAATTCAAATTTTTTATTATTCATTTTTCTATTATTTAATTTTTATTAATTATGATTCTGAAGCCCAGATTCCAACTCCACCAATTATGTACCATTGTGTTAAAGCTACTGCTCTAATTACAACATAATCTCCTTTGTTAGCTGTTGCTTTTGTGTTTATCCAATCTTTATTTACAACTCCACTTGCTACTGAATCTGCAGAAGCATTTGCAATACTACCATGAAAACCATCAGTTGAATGAGGGCTTAATGTAATAATGTTATTTCCATCTGCTCCTGTATTTCTAAATAAGAAAGTTAATCCTAAATTTCCTGAATGAATTTTTGGTAAACTTACCACTAATGCATCTGTTGCAATATTATGGTCAATACCAGCATCTCCTGCAGGTACAGAAACTGATGCAGATAATGTTTTTTGTGAAACTTGATTTCTTTCCACATCATTTGATAAATAGTTATAAGTGCTCATTTTTTTTTATTTAATTTATTATTTATTTAATTTTTCTAAAACTCTATCTAGAGTTGTTTTATATTTTCCTTGTGCAAAAACTCTTGTTTTTACTTCATCAAAAGATGCTTCTGGACTATGCTTAATTGGTTCAACTGCTGCTTCAGATAATTCTTCTTTTGAAAATTCTTCTTTTATTGTTCTGGATTTAGGTTGTCTAGAGTTTTCATTTTCCATTTCAACTTCCTCATCCTCCATTTTTGATTCCTTATCTTTTTTAAGATCAGATATTGCATCTTCTAAATTTTTAATGCGAATTTCCATTCCTTTCCAATCTGCTACATCAGCTTCTTCATCCATTTCTTCTTCTTTTTTATCTTCTTCATAATCATCTTCTTCTTTAAGATCTGAAGTAATTTCTTCTTCCTTTTCTGCATCTTCCTTAGCAGGTACTCCATCAGATGGATCTCTATAATCCCCAATGATTCCCTCCTCTTTTACAACAAGTAATTTGCCATCCTCTAAGATATATTCGCCAACAGGCATTGCAACTTTCTCATCATCTGTTTTAATAAAAATCTCTTTCCCTTTTTCAAAAGAGTCAGCTTCTATAATTGTGCCATTTTCTAACTTTTGTTCTTCAAGTTTGACCTCAAGATTTAAAAGTGTTTTAATTTTATTTAGCATTTCTTGATTTTTCATAATATAATAGTATAACGATTTATTAATTTGATTTTGTATTTTTAACTTATTTTGGTAATAACTCCTATGCCTTGATTCATAATATCCTGATTACAACAATCCCTATGGTATGTTAATTTATTTTTACATAAACATGCTCTTGTTGATCCTCTTGGACTGCTTCTAGCAGGAATATAATTTGTAATTCTTCTATTCATTATTTGTAAGACTTAGCAGCAAAGATTCCATCTCCTAATCTTTTTCCAGAAAAATAAGCATTTCCTCTTAACTCTTTAAATTCAGAATATCCCTCAATATTTACAGGAGAAACCCCTAATTCCTTAGCAGCTTTTTCTGTTCTATCTAATAAAACTTTTCCTGCATCTGTATTTTTCCAGATTTCTTGCTGTAACTTTTCTGCTTGTTGTCCCATTGTTTCAAACTTATCAATGAGATCCCTTACTCTATCATCCATTTTGATCATTCTTTCCTCTAATGGATCTGCTTTTTTAACTTGACCTCTTAAAGTATTTAATGCTTTCTTTATATCTCCTGCTAATGATAATTCAACTTTGCTTAATTCTGTTTTTTCTTTTGGAAGTTTATTTAATATTTTTCCAAATTTTTCTGGTGACATCATGATTTTAATATTTCTTTTATTTGATTAATTAATTTTTGATTCTTTGATAATCCAACAGAATCTTTTGGTCTTTCCATTTTATCTGCAAAGTAACCCTCTATTGAAAATCCTTTGACTTTTCCTGTTTTTACATAATCATTCCAGACCTCATCATTATTGACTTTTACAGATCCCATCCATGTTCCAACAGGCACATTCATTCCATATTTTCTAGACTTATCAAATTTTTCATCCTCTACTATCCACGATTCAACAAGTGTCAAACCATTTAAAGAATGTTGATGTTCTAGTGTTGAATTATTTTGATTTCCATTTTTAAGATACAACTGAGATGCTTTCTCTACTGTATCTTTTGAAAAGTAAATATAATAATCATCTCTATCATCTGAATTTCTAAATATAGGTTTGTTGGGAATCAATAAAGCTCCCATCAAAATTTTCTTTTCTTTGTTTATTTCAGCTAATTTTATTTCATCAGCTTTTAGAGCAACAAAATCTTCCTCTATTGCAGGCGATTCAACAATAGAAATTGCCTCAATCCCTGCCATATCTTGATCCTCATCAAGTACTAACTCTACTATTCTCATAATTGTATAACGATTTTATAGTTATTATTTGTATTTATAAAGTTGCTCCATCTATAATATTTCTATCTAGACTTTGAGCAGTTGTAACATCACTTGCTACAACAAATGTTTGTATTGGTTGTTGATTCTGCTGTCCTATAACATCAGCTATTTGGTTAACTCCTGATCCTCCAACACTTGTTAAATCTGGGGGTAATGAAGAAGCTCCAGAAATTGCTGCTTGAGGTGATGCTATATCTCCACCTCCTCCTGTTGGTGCTCCCACTTGTGATGTTACCTGCTTAGTTGCATTTATAGCTGCTTTAACTGTGCTTATAATCCCTATTCCTGTTGTTATAGCTGCAAGAATAAAAGGCACATTAAATGGTGGAGGTGCTGTATTTGCACCCTTTGCAACTGATCCTGTAATTTCAACACCTGCATTTGCTCCTTTTAATTTAGCTTCAATCATTGCATTTTTTGCTTTCATAATTAATGCCTTAGCATCAGCAATTTGTTCTTTTAATTGTAAAGCCATTTTAGCAACAAAAGCAACTTTTCCTAATTTACTTTCTGCACCTGCTATTGCAATAATATCATTTAAAGTTTTTTCTTTGTCTGCTCTTTTCTTTTCTTCAAGTGCTGCTTCTGCATCTGCAATTTCTGTTTTTCTTTCTAGATTTGTTCTTTCTGATTCTGCATTGAACTCATCTAATGCTATTTGAGCATCTACTTTTGCTTGAGTACCTGCATTAGCTTCATCTAAAACTCTTTGTAATCTTGCAACTTGTAATTCTTGTTCTTGTGCATCAATTTCCTGCATTCTCTGTAACCTTAAAAGATCATCATCAATCTGCTCTGCATTTAATCTCTTTTTTTCAATACTTAAATTAGTTTCACTTTCTAATTTGCTATTTGTTAACTCAATTTTTTCTTTGTCTAATGCTAAATCATTTGCTTTAAATTCAGATTCAAATCCTGCTATTGTCGCTTTTACAGCAGCCAATTCATTCTCTGCTTCTATCTGTGCTTTTTTGAACTCTATATTATCTTTGTCTTTTGATAATTGAGCATTAGCAGCATCTAGAGCAATCTGAGCATTAGCTAACATTAATTTCTCTTGTTCTTTAAGATTATCTCTTAATTCATTATTGGCTTTTATTCTATCATCAATGCTATTTCTTTCCTCATCTCTTGTTTGTCTCAATTTCTCATTAGCAAAATCAAATGATTCTAGTAATCCCTGATTTTTAGCTGTTGCTAATTCTGCACTATTTGCCAACTCTACATTTGCCTGTGCTGTTTTTACAATTTCCTTTGTATAATTTGTTACTGCTTCTGCAACCTTTTCAAAACTATCATCTACTCCTGTATAAACATCAACAACTTGTTTCCCTGCTTCTTTTATACTGTCAAATGCTTCGCCAAATTCTCCCTTGACTAAATGACCTAATGCTTTTCCAACTAAGCCAAACACCTCTAAAAGTTCATTAAACCTATCAATCACTCCCTGCTGTATTTTTTGAGCAAATTCTGTTAATGTTTTTTGAGGATCTTCAAATAATGCTTTAAAGAAATCAGTAACAACACTAATATTATTTATTAAGAAATTGACTAAATCATTTAAGACCAAAGAAACTGCTTCTGTTGCTACTGCAAAGAGATTAGCAACATTTTGATTCTGTTGTAATACCTCATAAAATTTATTAAATATTTTAACAGCTAATGCAACAATTCCTGCACCTCCAAAAATAGCAAAAGCACCTTTCATGATTTTCCCTAAACTAAAACTAGATTTTCCTGCTTTTTTAGCACCCTCATCAATAGCAGTCATGCCATCCTTAGCATCTTTCGCTGTTACATCTAGATTCTTATTAAGATCAACAATACTTTTATTAACCTTTTCAATGTTTTTATTTGATTGCTGAGTTTCAGCTACTAATTCAAATTCTATTTTTTCCATTTTACCTGTTGTTTAATTTGTTTCCATCCCTCTCTTATGCTTGTTGGAAGTTTATTTTTTCCCTGAGCAATTTTTATATTTTCTGTTTCTCCCTCAGCTATTTTTAATGCTGCTATTATTATTTTAATCATAATTTTATTTTATGGACTTTCGCAACTTATAGCTGTTATCACTCCAGATGAGTTTAGTGTCATACTCATAATTGTTCCATTACTTGGGCAATGAGTTTGATCAGAATTAGTTCCAACTTGTGTATATGTTCCTGAAGCTGCTGTTACAGATAAACCACTATTGTTGTATAAAATATCTCCAACTGCTAAATTGCTTGCACTTCCTATTGAAAAATCATAATATAATCTTCCATACGATCCTGAAAATAAAACATCAGGCAAGATTTTATATAAATTAGAAACGACATTTAATAATTCAAAATCACTTTTTCCATTTATTAAATTAGTCTTTAATGAATTAATAATATATTGTTGATTTCCAATACTTACTCTATCATTTAATTCTAGATTATAAATTATTTTTAAAGGTAAATATGCAGTAAATTTTGTTAATCTTCTTGCATTACTAAATACATCACTTATATAGTTCTCATAATATTCTGAAAATAATGTATCTGTAAAAGTTGTATTTCCTGTGTATTCATTTGTTTCAACTTGAAAATGTATATTTTGCTTTGAATCTGATGAACTTATTTCTAAGCTATTTGATGGAATAATAAAAGTATTTGTAGAAACTTTTGTCCCATTATTATAGCCAAATGAAATAGGTGTAGAAGAATTTGTTTGTCTTATAGCATAAAATATTAAAGGTAATCCATGAAAACTCTCTTTGTTATCATTAACAGACCACCCCCATTGTATATCAGTACTTGCTCCTCCATTTTGATTTGTCAATCTTTCATACTGCATATGCTCAAAAGGAATTTCCACTTTATAAGAATCGCCTGGTGCAGTATATTTAGCTTGTTCTAAACTATAATCAAGAGATCCCCATCCAGAATTTTCTAGCTGATTATATTGAACTGCTAAAAAAGTTTTTAATCCTTTATATTGGAATCCTATTTCTTTGAAAGGTAAAGCTACATTAACCTGACTTTTTTCTACATCTACATATTCATCTATTTCCCAAACTGTGCTAGATGAGGTGTAATAACTATCTAATGTCTTAACAACTATTGTTCCAGAATCATCTATAAATGCAGTCAAATTAAACATCTTAAAAATAGCAGTCAGAAAATCTATTATTTTCATTTTAGGAATCTGCTGTGTTATTGTAAATTCAAAATCTGTACTTGTTTCAAAATTTCCAGATGTTCTATATTCATCAGTCCATCCCTGAACTACAGCATCAGGTGCTCCTAAATAACCAGTAATCTCCCATCTAATATTTCCACTAGAAAAAGTTAATGTCGTAGCAGAAGCGATAAAAATAGTATATGTTCCTGCTGTTATTGTAAAATTACTATTTGTATAAATTTTAGTTCCTGTTATATTTGTTTCCTGAAAATGAATTGTAGATCCTCTATAAACAATCACATTATAAACTGTTGTATTATTTGGAGGAATAAAACTTAAAGAATGATTGATTATTGAATTAGGATAAGTAACCAAATCCCCTACAACTGTTATTGCTCCTGCCATCATGCTCGTTTGAAAAGCATCAGTAGAATATTCAGCAAAATTTCTTATCTGTTGATACTGAAGAGGTGTTTGTTCTGCAGGTTCAACATCTCCTTTTTTTCTGTGTAAC